GGTCACGGGCCTCCTCCGGCGTAACCTTTAATCGTTTCGCTGTGTCATCGATCAGATCAGATAAGATCTCGAGTTTCGGCGCCCCTACCGCGGTCGCTACTCCTGTAGCGTCACTGAATAAGCCCCAGGCCACGGCCTGTGCAGGGACCGCCTCTAGCCCGGCTTGCCTGGCCACCTCCTCTCTCCACCAGGGCGCCAGTGTCTGTATCTCAGGCACTGAGGCGCTGTCTCCTGGAACTCTTTGCTGGCCTTTTCTTGTTTGGGGGTTCCTGGTATCTGCCAGGCCCACGGCGCGGGAAAAATGGGCGTCAGGCACCGCTATGTCAGTCTGCCCCCCGACCTCAGTGGCCTGGTTATATAAGCCGACTTTAGGCTCTTTGGATTGAATTTGCCCAGTCTCTAAAAACTTTCTGGCGCCGGGCGCCTGGGCAGTGGAGTGATACGGATGTCCAGGAAAGGTTTCAAGGTCTGGATGCCCCCTGGTACCTAAAGGTTTGCCGCCGTATTGTTGAAATTCGTCAAAGCGGCCAGCCTCGGCCAGCATGTTTGCGGCGGTACCCCGCTTGAGCTCTGTGACTACCGACGATCCTGGGCTCATTGCTGAGCTCAAGTTAATCAATTGCGTATACAACCGGTTAGCCTCGAGCTGGTCACCGTCTACCAGTTGCAAAATACGATGATAGGCCGGGTCAAAGTTGTACCAGCCGGTCATGCCGTCGAATAACCGTGGCGCATGCTCTCGTGCCGCCAGTAACGACTCTGTCAGGCGCCGGGTGTTGGCCGGACCCATTACCTTAAATGCTGCGTCCGCGCCTTTAGGGGTAGCGGCGGCGCCCGGAATAACGCCAGGCCGTCCTCGCACATTAGCGCCCTTGGCAAGATCCTCACGGGTCACCCCGAACAGCCGGGACAACATGGGAGACTCAGGAGCGACTTTGGTGTTTTCGATATATTTGGCGATCTGGTCCGGCGGCGCGTAAATACCTGGAAAGGCTTTTCGCTGCCCCTTTTGCACCGTCCTGCGTCCTGTCGTGGGCACCCCGACCGGGCCAGTGGTAGGAACCGCTCGTGTAACTTTACCAGGCCCGGCAACGTCAGCCAGCGCCGCCGTGCCAGCATAAAGTGTGCCAGCCGCCGTGGGCCCTATAAGGCGGTTCGCATGCCGCTCATAGAGATCCCTGGCCGGGCGCAAATACTCACCGATTTTCTGTATGCCCTGGCCTATGGACGCTAACTTATCCTGCGACCCTGGAAGCCTGGGCTGATAAGTAAACTCATCCTGCTTATCCTCAATTCGGCCAGCCATTGCGTTTAACGAATAATCAGGATTACCCTGGGCGTCACCGCCAATTAATGCATTAACGCCGCCCACCGCGTCACCAATAAGGCCGGTGCCGAGCATGGCCGCTATCTCCAGATTCTCAGCGGTCCCGACAAAAGGGTCTTTATAGTTACCCTGGTAATTGTTTTGGCGGTACTTAGGCATCAGGTGCTATCAGTATTGATGTCGTACCGGGAGCCAAAATGCCCGCTGCCATCAGGCAGGTGCGACATATCCGCATTGTCGAGGCGCTCCGCAATGCTTTTACGTTGCAGCATAGAGAATGCTGAATCATATTTTGCAAAGAGCTCCGGGGATAATGTGGCGCCGTACTGCGGAGCCAACACAATCGCCAGCCCGGCAGTAACCGCCATCCTGGCCCAGTCGGGCACGGGGCAACTGTCCTGGATATCTGACTGCTCGAACCAGCCAAAATCGATATCGTTCTCCTTTAGCCCTTCCATGAACTGGTTTAACTTGGTCAGCGACTGCTGGCCCTGTTCTGCTGATGCGCTTTGCACCTCATTGATGACATTGATTTCACGCAATGCATCCGTAATCAAATTGACATTCAGATACGCCATTTACAATCCTAGTATGTGCAGGTTTTACAGACATCGATCGTGTGTCTGCTGGACAAATTCTCACGACGGTCCCGCCAGTGCGGGGCGTTATAAATCTCTAAAAGTGTGCTCTCCCGGCAGTCTCCGATCGGGAACCGTGCCTGGCCGTCCATGCAACACAGCGACACTACGCCAGAGCTGATGATGGACAACTCAAACCACCTCGAGCAACTGTCATCGGGTATGGTCGGGTCGTTTGGCTCCACGTCACCCAGCCACCCATCCTTTTTGATAATGACGGTATGAAACTTCGGCCAGCGCCGCTTGATGTAGCGGATAAAACCGTAGTCCATGTTGCCGACCTTGGACAGCACCACCGGATGCGGGAACTCCTGCGCATGCAGGTTATCCAGTCTCTTGGCGGTGCGCTCATAAGGCATATCCATGAGCTGCTCATATTCTTCTGGATCTACGCTATTGAGCGACACCCAGAAATGAAAGACTCGCTCCAGCTTGGCCAGCCGGTCAATGTGTCGTTGTGTCAATGCCGCGCCATTGGAAAAGATGCGGAGCATGGCCACCGTGCGACTGGTTACCTCATTACAAATGTCATACAGGCGCTTATCAAGAAGCGGCTCATTGACCTTGAACGGCGAGAAAAAGAACGGAATGGTAAACCCTTCCATCTCACTGATAATCTTCTCTACGAGCTCGTCAGGCATCTTGTCACCCTTCCGATCGAGCGTTGGGTAAGGGCAAAAGGTACAGGCCGCGTTACACAGCGAGATTGTCTCCAAAGAGATCTCGTGGGGCTGGTCCATGTAGACCTCGGCCAGCTCCTGGTGCGTAGTCATTTAGTACATTTTAGAACGAAGGCAAAACCCTCATCCTCATATTTGTTTGCGATTAGCTCAAAGTTTTTCTTCCAGTAGAAGCGGTAATCCGTCATTGAGGTTTTGGACACCTGCATCTCATATTCACGCTGGCACAAAAACACCAGGGTGCCCTCGTTAATGATCCTGGTGTGACCGGGATCTCCCCATGCCCAGGCGCTGTCCCAGGCCGGCACGGTGCCACAAAAATAGGCGCCGTCCTTCATTACCCGGTGGAACTCAGCGAACTGGTCAAAAAAGAACTTCCAGTCTCCCTGGGTGCCTAAGTGCTCGAGCACCTCATAGGCGTGTACCTCATCAAACGTATTATCATCAAACGGCAATGGTATGTTGTTCAGGTCCTGGACAATGTCAGGCTTGCAGTCTTCGTCAATATCAATTTTAGTTACGTTCTGCCATTCCTTTTCAATGCCCAATCCCTGAGCAAAAACCTGTTTCTCGTGCTTCTTGCCACAACCCAAAAGTAGCTCACGCATTTCTACGTCCTCCCAGCTTTCTCGGGGCTCTCACCCTCTCTTTTTGTTCTTTCACCTGCCCGTCCAGGTGCGCTAAATAATTGCCCTCGTAGCCTCCATGCACAAAATCAAAGTCCATCCAGACATCGATAGGCTTGCCGTATTTCTTCACGACCTTGTCGCAGAACGTAAAGTCCTCACCGACGAACCTGGCGTCACTGTCAATATGTGTCTCAAACAGCCAGGGCACCGGGCCGTCCTGCCCGTGAATGTCCAGCCACTGGGTCTTCGGGTCATTGGCCATGTCCTCGATCAATGACCGATGCATACATAAAAACCCGGTCGGCACCCGCTTGCATTTCAGGTAGCCATCCTCATCGATCCACAGGCAGTCCTCACCTTTGGCTTTAGTAAGCTCAGGCTCGGGCCACCATTTAGCAGGATAATCAGTATCCTCCTGGCGCCGTGGATACACACCGGCAACCATTGGCCGTTTCTCATTGACCACATTGACCAAACCACAAAATGCATTGGCGTCGAACTTAAGGTCCGAGTCGATGAACATCATGTGCGTACAGCTTTTCAGATCTTCAAGCTCTAAAAAGAACTTAACGAAGATGTTCCTGGCCAACTCTATAAATGCGCCGTTGCCCATGACAGCCGCCGTGACCCGGATCCCGAGCACCGCCGCATGCCAGGCCGCATTAGCAAGCGACTGGCTATAGGCTACATCCACCTTGCCATCATAGGCAGGGGTTGCCACATAAACGTGGGGTAAATCACTCATTTTTGCCTCTCTTTGCCTCTCAATAAAAAACGGGGCCCCGAAAGGCCCCGCCGCTATTCACCCGAGAGGCAGGTGTTTAGCTGATCATTACGTCACTAGAGCAAGTCCTGCTCGTATCTGTGTACGGACGCAAGCTCTGGGTAGAGCTCGGCAAATCCCCACAAGACATCGATACGACACGGGATGGTGTCAGAGCTGATGGCGTACTGCCTTGCCACTCGCATTGAGATACCGTCCTGCTCGGCCCGTGCTCCCCAGGCGCCATACTTGGATACGTCCTCCAGATCCGCAGATGCAAACACAAATGCGTCCTTGTGGAAGAAAAGATCCTGGTTAAAGGCGCTGGATGCGGCACCGATACGACTGACCGCGTTGCCGTCCGTGTTAGCCACGCCGGACAGGACACAGTTCTGGTAAGCATTACCAGAGCCGTACATCATGCCAGGCTTAACCGTCACGGTGTAAGCATTTGCCGCAGTAGTCAGCGTCACATCGGACTGCACAACAAAGGTCTGTAGAACGCCCTTGTTGACCTTAGTCTCAGGGTGAACGCCGTAGACACCGGCAATGGTGATAATGTCACCGGCCTTTAGCGTCGTGGTCGAGGTCGCACCGTCAACGGACAGGTCTGTCTGTGACACCCAGGAATTAGCTGTGGTAGCCGTTCCCAGGGTAGTGCCGTTGGTTAATGGACTGCCAGCAAGTGAGCCGGTGGTATGGCTCGGCAGTAACGTATTTTCGTATACGTCAAAGCCACCGGTCCGGCCAATTGAGCCCTCCCGGTACTGCTTACGGATATTCTCGGATGCCTGGTACAACCCTTTAACCGCGTCGTTAAACTCAACGACTGAGTCAGGGGTTAGGCATGCGGTACGGTCGCTGGTTGGGCCCAGCTCTTTGGTGATGTTCGCACCGTTTTGCTGGAACCGCTTATAGGTCAACAAACCATCCGTGCTTGCATTCGAGTAGTTAAAGGTCCGTTTGTAAGCAACCGCCAGCGCGTCACCCTCTATCTTGGCCGCTAACTGGGCCATTGCTGGCTTCAATATGCGGTCTGAGAAATCATCGAGCTCCATCGTCAGCTCCACACTAGTGAAACTAACATCGACGCCATACTGACTTGACACTGTCAGTGGCGTAGACCTCTCGAAATGCTCCTCAGCAGATAGCGTTGCACCGGTTCTCACCGAATACTTGCTTGGCATTCGTACATTCAAAGATGTGCCGATTTTGGCACCAGATTGCGCGAACCTGTCATCGTACTGGCGATTCACGCCACCGATAAAGTTCGATTGCTGGTGCAGTACCCGTAAAGCCTCACGGGTGATCATAGTCGGCGTAAGTATAGTATTAGCCATATATCATAATCCTCGTTTTGCTAATTCTGCTTGCCTCCGTCGCAGCCAGTCACGGTCAGATAACTTGTCCGAGTCCGGGCTGGTACTTGCAACCCGTAGACCAGGGCTCGTTGCCTTGACCTTGGGCGGCGGCGGTGGCGCCTTGCTAAC